GTCTACGCATTATCTTATAATTATGGTCAGAAACAGAAGCTTGAGCTCGAAATGGCTTCTAGAACTTGTAACTATCTTAACGTAGCGCATAAGATTCTTGATCTTGGTATTCTTGGCGATATTGCTAAGAAGATATCTGCTAACATTGGTGGTACTGATGTTGTAATGCCTACTATCAAGGACGTTCTAGGTGATCCACAACCAAAGACGTATGTTCCTTTCCGTAATATGATTTTGAACTCACTTGCTTTCTCATTTGCTGAAGCTAATAAAGCATCTCATGTCTTTACCGGTCTTCAGGTTCATGATGAGTATGGTTATTGGGATACTACACAAAAGTTTGTTGACTGCATGAATGCAGTTGCAGATCAAAATCGCACACACAAAGTAAGGCTTGAAGCTCCTTTTAGTCAACTCTCTAAGTATGATGAGATTAAGATTGCACAAGAACTTGGCAATGTCAAGTTTGAACATACACTCACATGCTACAATCCAGATGAAGCTGGTAACTCATGCGGCACATGTCCTTCATGTTCGGAGAGAATTGCTAACTTTATTAAAGCACAAGTAAGAGATCCGATTCCATATAAGCCGGGTATTGATTGGGATAGGTTTGTTAAGTAATGTGTTCTATTATTGGTTCATTTAACAAAGATGTTATTGTTGACCTCGTAAAGTTAAACCTCTATAGAGGTCAACATTCGTATTCTTATAGCTATTATGATCCTAAAACAAAAATTATAACCTATATGAGGAAAGATTTAGGATCTATTCCTGTAGAAGATATTTTGGTACCAGAAGGTCAATATTGCATTGCACATATGCAAGCACCTACTACTGACAATAAATCATTTAATTCCATTCATCCGGCTATCTATGGTCCATCACAGTCATGCTTATGGCATAATGGTATTGTGAAAGATCTTAGTGTAAAAGATATGATGAAAGGCCTTAAAGAAACCAATAGTTGGGATACATATCTTATATTGAAGCAGTTCGAGATGCAGAGAACGCTTAATGGTATTGATGGTACCTTTTCTTGTCTTTATTATAAAGCAGAAGAAGGGCTTAAATTATTTCGTAATGAAATATCGCCAATGTTCTTCGATAATGATTTCAATATTTCTTCCACTAAATTTGACAACTCTCAATCACTAGAACCAAATATAGTGTGGAACTTTATTCCAGGTGAATGTATTATTAATGAATCTACTTTCACTACAGTTGAAAACCCTTACTTTTTTATGGATGTTTGATTATGATGTTACATATTTGTTCAGATAAGAATAACTCGAAACTTACTAATGTACAAGAGGTCGATATTCAACCTAATGCTGTTGATCTTCGTGTTGATAAGATTTTTAGGATTTCAACAAACGACTTTATTATTGATGAAGAGCGTAAAGTACATCGTGGATCATCTGAGCTTTATCCAGACTCAGAAGGCTATTGGAGCCTTGTACCAGGCGCGTATGAAATTGTAATGGAAAATATTATTACTGTAGGTGAAGATGAAGCTGGTTGGGTTATTACTCGTTCAACTCTTAACCGTAACGGATGTTATATTACTTCAGGTCTTTATGACTCTGGCTACAATGGCGTTATGGCAGGTGCTCTTCATGTCACTTGCGGCAATCTTAAGATTAAGAAGGGCACTCGAGTAGGACAGTTCCTTCTCTTTAAGTCTGAATCACTCCATCTTTACGATGGTGATTATGGTGTTGGAAAGGCACACGATAAGAAGTATGTATGATAATGAAGACAAAAAGCATATCACTATCTGTATAGATGATTTGCGATCTATTGTGGAATGGTATGACGGTCTAGATAAGGCGCCTACTACTTCTTTCAATATTAAAATATTTGCTAGTTCAAATGGTATTGGACCAGTTGTAAAGGCATTTGTAGAAACAGGTAATCAAGAAGGTGTATGGAAAGACTTTACTGATTATGATTCGTGGTAAAAAGGAAATATAAAATGGAAATTAAAATTGATCTTGAAGCTCTAAGAAAGCGTAAATTGTTTGTCGCTACACCAATGTATGGTGGACAATGCAATGGTATGTATACTCGTTCTCTTTGCGACTTGACAGCGATGTGTGTCAAGTATGGTATTGAAGTTCGTTCATACTTCTTGTTTAACGAATCACTCATTACTCGTGCACGTAACTATTGCGTCGATGAGTTCCTTCGTTCTGACGCCGAACATCTCTTGTTTATCGATTCTGATATTGGGTTTAACCCACAAGACGTAATTGCTATGATGGCATTGCAGTCTCCAGACTCACCTTATGATGTTATTGCTGGACCTTATCCTAAAAAGTGTATTACTTGGGAGAAGATTAAGGCAGCCGTTGATAAGGGCGCTGCTGATCAGAATCCTAACGTACTTGAAGACTTCGTCGGTGACTTCGTCTTTAACCCTGCCATCGAAGATGATAGACCAGAATCACGTATCATTAAGTTAGATGAGCCTGCTTCTGTTCTTGAAACAGGTACTGGCTTTATGATGATTCGTCGTAAGACGTTTGAACGTTATGTTGAGGCATATCCTGAGATCATGTATCGTCCTGATCATGTTCGTACTGAAGCATTCGACGGTTCGCGTAAGATTGGTATGTACTTTCAGTCAGAAGTTGACCGCTATAATCCTACCAAGGATTTTGAATCGCTTGTTAAGCGTATTGCAAATGGTGAACAAGTTCCTGCAGATGAAGCAAATAAGGTTCTTACTGAAACAAAGACTAAGATGGATAAGTCTACTGAGCGTTATCTTTCTGAAGATTATCTCTTCTGTCAGAATGTACGTAAGATCGGTATGAAGGTATATCTCTGCCCGTGGATGCATTTGCAGCATGCTGGTACATATGTGTTCGGTGGTAAGCTTCCTGCATTAGCTTCTATTGGTGCTTCTGCTACTGCTGATGCTGAGCTTCTTAAGAAGATGCGCGCCCCTGCACAGCAACAAGGTACTGCTACTCTTAAGGCAGCACCTCTTACACCTTCCAACCCTACAATTCCAGTCAATATACCGCCTCATGGAGCAGATGCAGAAATTCTTAATAAGTTCCGTAGAATCTCCTAAGGTGCAAGGTTTATATTATGAAGTTGAGTGAAAATACAATTAATATTATGAAGAACTTCGCCACGATTAACCCTTCATTGTTAGTTAATCCTGGCGACCAATTAACTACTATGGCAGTTAACAAAGGTATCTTTGCTGTTGCTACAGTAGAAGAAAACTTCCCGCGACAATTTGCTATCTATGAGATGTCTAAGTTCCTTGGCATTATCTCATTGTTTAAGGAACCTGAACTAGAGTTTGGTGATCATCAAGCAAAAATTGTCGCTGGTCGTCAGTCGGTTAATTACACTTATGCTGATCCTGCAATGATTGTTGCACCTCCAGCTGATAAGGGTATTAATTTCCCGGCCGCTGATATTGAGTTTACCATTTCTCAAGAAGAACTACAGAAGCTCATTCGAGCAGGTGCAGTCTTTCAGTTACCGGAAATTGCAGTCAACGGTGATGGCCAAACCATTACCGTTACTGCTACTAATTCTAAGAACCCAACTACTGATACGTTTAGTGTAGAAGTAGGGACTACTGATAAGACATTTAACATGATCTTCAAGCATGAAAATATTATTAAGTTGCTTTCAGCTGATTATAATGTTAAAATCTCTAATAAAGGTCTTTCACAGTTCACTACAAATAGCGTTACTTATTACGTCGCTGTGGAAGCTAACAGTCAGTATGGTGGGTGATATTTTTAAAATATAAATTTTATAAATAGGGCTATATAATTCATTCTGAAAGGTATAGCCCTATGATTTACATTATTACTAATAAGACTAATAATAAGCAATATATTGGAAAAACAGAAAAAACTATAGAAGAGAGATGGAAGCAGCATTGTTATAATGCTAAGCGTGGAATTAACACACATCTATATAAAGCTATTCGCAAATATGGTGAAAGTAATTTTACTATTGATTTTTTATGCGACGGGCTTGATAATGAAGAAGTGATTATGATTGAAAGTATGCTACCTGCTTATAATATGACGAAAGGTGGTACTGGTGGTAATACTTCTTTTTCTCCTAACTATATTATAGCAATGAAAAAAAGAAATTACTATGGTGCTAATAATCATATGTTTGGTAAAAGAGGTATTAATAACCCCAAATTTGGAAAAAAATACGGTAAAAAACCTAATATAAGCGAATCAAAAAAGAAAACTTTGAAATGTAACAATGGTCATACTTTTAAGGGCTTTAAAGAATTATTTGATTTTTATAATGTAAAATCATATTATTCATTAAAGAAAAGAGGTATCACTTGGAGTGAAATATAATTATATGAATAATGATGATTTTTTATGGTCGCAAAAATATCGACCCAGAACAATTGATGATTGTGTTCTGCCTGAAGAGTTAAAGAACACTTTCAAGCAGTTTATTACTAACGGTGAGATTCCTAACCTTCTCTTAACAGGTAGTGCTGGTGTTGGTAAGACAACAGTAGCACGTGCTATGTTGGAACAAATTGATGCAGATTATATTGTCGTTAACGGGAGTATGAATGGAAACATCGATACACTCAGAACAGAAATCCTCAGCTTTGCCTCAACTGTATCTTTCAGTGGAGGGAGGAAATATGTTATCCTCGACGAGGCTGATTATCTTAACGCTAATTCCACACAGCCCGCACTCCGTAATTTCATGGAAGAGTTCTCAAGGAACTGTGGATTCATTCTTACCTGCAACTTTAAGAACCGCATCATTGAACCTCTCCATTCTAGGTGCTCAGTCGTAGAATTTAAAATAAATAAAAATGATCTGCCTAAGTTGGCAGTTCAGTTCTTTAAACGAGTAACTGGTATTCTCGAGAAGGAGAATGTCAAGTATGATAGAAGTGTTGTTGCTGAGCTTATACAACGTCATCTGCCTGATTGGCGTCGTGTGCTTAATGAACTACAGAGATACTCAGTAAACGGTACTATCGATACTGGTATCTTTATCAACCTCGGTGAAGAGAATTTTAAGG